TCAGTTAACTTATTTTCTAGCTGTCTCATACTAGAATCTATTCTATCTTCAGTTTCTCTCATCGTATTCCTAACATCTTTCTCAGTCTCTCGATTTAACGATTCAACTTCTCTTAAAGACGAGGTTGTATCTTTTTGTAGTTGGTTCATTGAACTCAACATATTCTCTAAGGATGCGTCTATTAGTGTCTTAGTATCCTTAACACTATCTACAGACTTCTCAACTTTAGAATCTATCTTATCAATGTATCCTTCCATTTTCATGATGTCTTCTCTTAAGTCATCTTTAATATCTCGTGTGTAGTCTATTGCACTTTCTAATTTTGTTTCAATAATATCGTTACGTGCTTCAATAGCATCTGTATCAATATTTTGTATAATTTCTTTCATATCCATATAGTCTTTATAGAATTCAAAACCACCCCATAGACCGCCTCCTAGTGCCGAAACGATTGGTACGAGTAGCATTAGCTTACCGCCTTTTATAGTAGCTCCACCAATTTCTACCTCTGCCATTATGCCCTCCTAGTTTTCAAATGCTAAACTTCTTAATTGGTTTATCTCTTGTTGAAGCTTCATTACTTCTAGTTCTTTAATTTTTAACTCAAGTTCATACAAACGATTACAATCAATCCTAGACTTTGCCCTCTTTCCAAGAGGAATAGTTATTTTAGAGTACACTCCAATATCGCCAACTTGTTGTCGTCCACCACTAATTCCACCTTGAATAATCCCAGTCACTCCAAACTCTATGTTTGTTGCGGAGCCTATAGCATTGCTACAGTCTAACTCTCCTGCTCTAAACTTATCTGCTTGAAAGCTTGTACTGGAATTAGGTATAGACAAACTCAAAGAATTAGATGTTGAGTCTGCGTATGTCGTAGTATAACTACAACTAGAAATAATGGTGGCTAACAAAAGTATTAAATATATTTTCATTTACCTGTCCTTTATCTTTGAACAAATCCTCGAAGTTATTAATGTAATTTGATTTGTCCCTTTAAATAGTTTTGATTGTGTACATATATAAACTACTTTATCTATATCATTATTTCTAATGTATACATCAAATAGTTTTGATTTATTATATCCTATATCTATTGTTTTATATTCTGAAGCGAATGGAATTGGTTTCCAATCAAATGTAAATACTTCAATGTCATAATACTTTACATCATCTCGTCTATTAAACAACTTCATAGAAGTAACCGATACATCTTCTATGTATGAAGGTTTTAACTTAAAGTAAGCTGGAGTCATTTCGTGTGCATAGCTACTTAAGCTTATACACATAAAACATAGGGTTAAAATTATTTTGCTATACATTCTGCTTTTATTATAGCCGTGTAGTTACCTGCTGGTAGTGACTTAGTACTACCATAACTAGCAGTAGAAGCTACAGTAAACCATGTACTACCTGCGAGCGTCATGTTAAACTCTGTTACATTATTATATGTAACCTTTGCAGCTTCATATGCTGACATTCCTGCTACAGACACCTGACCTACCACTGTGCTACCTGTCCAAGCTACTGCATCGTTTAGTGCAGGGCTAGATGAAAAGCTAGCAGGATGTGTAAAGCGAGTCTTATAGTAATCAGCTTGTGCTACATCTACTCTAATAGACGCTGCTACACCACCATCTGCTGTTGCAGTAGATAGTTTGTACGGGAGTGGATGTCCGTAGACACCAGAAGTTTCTGTCCATACGCTGCACTTAGGTGCTACGGTTCCACCAATAGGTGAGTCCACTGCTAGCGCAGCACTTGCTGGCATTAAGAACGCTAACGTTGTTATTGTTTTAATATCCATGTTATCTCCGTTTAGTTATCGTATTGAGAACGTACCATTTTATTATGAGTTTCATCTTGAGCTAAGTTTCTTAAAGCTTTAAAGTTATCTATAATAATACCGTCTGTCAATTCTATTGTTTCGTTATAAGTACCACCTTCTATAGTAGCACCGTAGTATAAATCTAGCGTCCCTGCTGAAGCCATTTGAACCATCATCATCATCTGCCGTGTTGGGTCTACCATCTTTATAGCAGCACCTGCAACAGATAAAGCAGTCTCAATTTGTGATTCCTTATCTTCTTTTTTATCTTTCTTTTCTTGTTTATCTTCTTCTTCTTTTTCCATCTCTGTCTTACGTTCCAACTGGAACTGAACCCACTCATCATAGTAAGGATCATTTACATCTGCTTCACCATTAATTAATCCATTATCAAGTAGATACTTCATTAAAGCATCTTCATATCCCGGACAAGAAGAATCAGTTAAAGGTATATTACACGTATCATATTTATAGTTATAAGCAATTATAACATCACTCAATGTTCCATCACCATCAACAGATATACTTCCATCTCCCCATAACGTACCTAAAGAAGGTGTCACAGTATCAAAGCCTATCTTAGTATTACCGGGTATTTTATCCCAGTTGTCGTGATTCTCGTATATGTTACCTGTACTATTTGCATTCTTGTTTACTATAGAGACTGTTGCATTTGTATCTGCCCCTTTAGTAATTGTGTATTTATGGTATACCCCTTGTACTTTTAATCCTGTTTCAGCTGGTAATACTTTAGTCATAGCCCAGATGTAACCTCTTGTAGCTACATTATCGGTCCTTCCGTATATTACATCAGATAAGCAGTAAGAGGAGTGCAAGCAAACCACCGATACCAGCAGCACCTTTGGCAGTATTCTTATCATCATCTGACCACTCCTTATTCTTTCCAGACTTAGCACCGGGTACTAGCTGAGGGTTATTCTTCCATGCTTCTTTAGCTGGTGTACCTACAAGTCCATCGAACGGACAGGGAGTTCCAGCATTAAGCATGCTAACAAAAATTCTTTTATCCTGACACATTACTGATACAGCGGCAACCTTCATGCCCATGTCATATAAAACTTTAGCATTCTTTAATCTTTCACAATTCATATCACGTACAGTTTTACCTGCAGAGATACCTAGTATCTGAGTCTGCACCGCACCACTGACACCCACTGTACACAGATCAGAGTTAGATGCACTGATACTTGGTGACATTGCAGAAGCTGGTGGTGACTTAACTGTAGTAGTAGAAGTTAAGTTACTATCTACTGTAGATGTTGTGTTACTATTTGTTTCTATGCAGTTAGCGTTAGTGCTACTATCACATCCTTCAGACGATGCGTATATAGAACTTGCTAAGACTATTACTACTGCTGCCCAAACAAACAAAAACATTCTTTCTGTTTTAAACATTATGTGTCCTCCGGTAATGCTATACACCAAGTGTTTACTGATGATGCATTAGGAGGCGCAAACTTCCAAAGATTATTTATAACTGTTTGTTCAGTTACTAAACAAGCTTCGTAGCTCGGTAATAAATTTGGGTATGTCTTTATCATACACTGTTCGTCTAAATCTGTGCACAACAATGCCAATACAAAATACATTGTGTACCTCCTAGGTTTATTGTTTCTATAAGGAGAGCATACTAACAAGGGTACCATCTAAGTTGAAAGATAGGTTCTTGGTTAATATCCTCTATAATCCTAACACTATTTATAGGCACAACTCCTTCTAAATAATAGTCTATTAATGTGTTAGATATATCTTCTTCGTGGTCTACTATAACCACGTTGTGTCGTCTTGTCTCCAATCTGCTGTCCTCTGTGTAAAACTTACGTTTCTAGTTGTTAGTCTATCCCAGTGAGTACGCAAAACTTCTGCACATATAGCTAAAGATATAACCATATCGTCGTAACATCCCGGCGCCGCCTCCGTTTTTCCGGTGTCGGTAGATATATACTCCTTTAGCTCCTGTATTAAGTACGGTGAGGGTATTAATATCTCCTCGTTTTCTATAAGATTCTTTAAATTCCCTATAATTGCAGGTTTTGTAGCCGATGTAGTCCTAAATCCTAGCCTAGTACCCTCATCATTGCTAACATTAGCAATTTTAGTCTGCTTATATAGGTTAATATAGTCCATTGACTCCAGCTTTTGCAGGGTTGCTATGCCCATTGAGTTAGATTCTACGGCTAGTAGCGCATTATTGTAGTATCTTCCTAAATAAAATAAAAGTTCTCCCCACATTGAGGGATCTATACGGTTATTCCTGTAGGTTGCTACAACTTCCCGCTGCTTATTCATAACTACGCAGGCAGAATAGTCCTGACCTACACCTAAACAAACATCTGCTCCTATTACGTAGGGTTCTTCCCACTTAGGATAGTCATATAAGTAGAGGTTTCCTTCTCTGTGTTCGTCAAGCATCTTGCTGTGAGGATCCCACTCTGATCTTCGTCTATGTGGGACGGGTATGAGTTCATCCAAGCGCTCCACGTTGAAGACGTTAGATCCGCTAACAATAAACGCTTCGTCAGCTGTTGCTGGGTACTCTTGTTTAAACTTAAGTTCTCCGCCTTCGGCAATCTTAAGCCTTCTCCAATATAGTTGGTCATTATCTAATCCATACTTTTCTACTAATGCTTCTTCTTCTATAGTTAATTCCATAGCTTCAGGTGCTATGCGTCTATACTCTTGTGTAATATACCAAGGAAGAAAAATTGGTACGTATTCGTTCTCTCCAGCACAAGCACCCTTCCATAATCTATAGAATTCCCCTTGAGCACCGTTGGCTGTTGACTCTAGTATAACCTCAGTACCTGCTGCTTGCGATATACCTTGGAACAAACCAGCTAAGATCTTCTCATCATGACCCCAGAAAGCAATCTCTGAGAGATGAGCTATAGTTGGGGTTGTACCTCTACCTGCCTCTGGACTACCTGCTGTATATAAACGATACGAGGATGTAGCATCCTTATCAGGCATAGCTGGGCTATTAATAATAATCTCTTTAGCATTAGACCTTATCTCTTTAGGCGCTAGATCTCCGTCTAACTGTTTGATTAAGTTTTTACTAAGAGCAAACAAAGCATCTGATGTAGCTGAGTCGTGAGCCATAACAACTGATCTAGCATAAGGAGTAAAGTAACTTTTCCAAAATACCCGGCCAGCGCAATAAGTTGAGATAC